ACAAAAGAAAAATAAAGTTCTAGTTCTTCCATATTGGGTAAGCGATCAAAAAGATCGCCCCCAATAATGTGCATATTACACATCTGTTCTAAGCTGTGTACTTGCTCAAAGAACATTTTATAACGGTTCAAAGACCAAGAAACTGGGACGTTCTTCTGTCCCAGTTTGATATGCCAATCAGCAGTGAATAGAATCATCCGATGTTAAACTCTTCTTCGATTGCGTCTTCATCTACGTTATTCGCTTCTGCTGCTCCGTCACGAAGGCGGTCAAGAAGCTCTTTCTGAGCGTCTGGAGTAGGACGAGGCATTACATCATCCATAGACTTCAAGCCTGCTACAATCTCTTTTTCGCTATCGTCTAGCGGACGAGGCTTGCACTTCAGAACTTGCAACTGATACTCAACATTGTATACTTGAGGGCCAGTCTTTACTCGCTTAAACTTTACATCCCAGCCAGTTTCGGGATCAGTAGGATCGCCCAGGTCTTCTGCTGCTGTAAGAATCTGCTCAAAAAGCTTCTTCTTCAGGTTGATGACTTTAAGCTCACCATTGTGAATGCACTGCATTGCGTAGCTCCATCCACACTTCAGATCGGGGTAGAATTCACGAACCCAATCTTTTTCCTTATTGTTAAATCGCTCTTCATTGCGATCAAACGAAAGGCACTCGAAAGGAATATTCTTGCCGTTCTCGCCTTCTATCCAGTAAACGTACCGAGCTAGAATATCTCCAACTAGACGAATGCTATTGTCTCCATCAACATACTGAAAAGTATTGATTGATGATTTTTGTGCTCCGCCTTTTGACTTGTTAAATGAAAGTGCCATATTAATGTATCTCCTTGGGTGATGGACTTCTTTCGTATAGAAAATGTATCTCTCCATCTTCCATCGAAAGTAGACTATTTTCTCTTGAATATTTTAAAACTTCTTCGGGTGCGTGTAGAGGATTGAGAGAAATCTTTCTATACGCATAGTAATCCGCAAGCGGACGAAGGGAAGCTAAAGCAGTATATATTGCTATGTCCCTGTAGCTATGTTTATAGCCATTAAAGAGCAACCTATCAGGATGCACTAGAAAACTTTCCCCACTAAAGTCGAGCTTTGAGTAGGCGTAAATTTTATCGTATTTGTTTTTGGGAATTTGATTTAGAGTAAGCATACGGAGGATACGAACTATCTCTACAGGGTCTCCATACGTTACGCCCCATATTTTCTTCCAGTCGAATAATAACATATATTATACAGATAAATGATGATGAAGTCAAGAACTATTTTTCACAACTGTCGGATATTATACCCTTGTCGCATGTAATAGCCCATACGGTTTGATGCTTGTTTTTTAGCAGTGTTACCTTTCAAGTGTATGTCTACAATTTTAGGCTGTTGCTTTCCTTCTTGTTCTCGTATCACTCTGCCTATGAGCTGTGTCAGTAAAGGCTCATTGTTTATAGGTGTGCCTAAAATTAGACAGCTTAGATTGTTTACAGAGATACCTTCACTAAAAATTGCTTGTGTTCCGAAAAGAATTTTCTTTGTCCCGTTCAATATTTCTTTTATTAGTTTTTCTCTGTCCGCATGGGATACCTCGCCCGTAACACAAATTGCATTGTCGCCAACCAATTCGGCACAGGCTTTCAAAAAGTGGACTCGATCTGACACCACAAGTACCTTATGCCCTTTTGCGGCGTAGGCCGCAGCAAGCATGGATACTAAATGTCGATATTCATGGTTATTTGCAAGCGCAGTAACTCGGTTTGCCCAAGGCACTCTTGCTCCATCTAAAAATCTCACTTCACTTCGGACAATATCTACCGTAGGCACCATGTAGTTTTCTTTTGGCGGCTTAAATACGTTGTTACCAAAGTAATCTCTGAAAACAACGTGCTTTCCATCTTTTCGCTCAATCGTGCCAGACAGTCCAATTTTGTACCTAGCATGGTTTGTGTCCACAATTTTGGAAAACGTTGGGCTAGATACGTGGTGCATTTCATCTAGTAAAATTGTACCAAATTCTTTGGAAATTTCTGGAATCTTTCTATATAGGCTTTGTATATTTCCTATAACTATCGGAGGCTCCATGTTAAATTCACCACTGCCGATGATTCCAGGCTTAAATCCATATACTTTCTCTACTTCTTCAGCCCACTGTGTTCGTAGGCCAGTAGTATGTACGACTACTAAAGTTTTTTGCCCTAATTTCCCTGCTATGGCCAACCCCGTGAAGGTTTTACCCCAGCTTGTCCAAGCATTAATAATAGCATTATCATTTAGCTCATCGTACACAGCTTGTTGGGAAGGTCGGAGAGTAAATTTGAACTCTGGTAGATCTACTGGCTTCATAATTCGTTTATCGACAATTTCATAGTCTTCAGGAATTAAATCTACTCTACCGACCGGAATCGTAACAAGATTCGACCGAACTCTAGCCATATTTTTAATGACCAAAGGAGGGTCATTGGGATTACGCGAAGCAATCTTATAGGTCAGCTCTTTTGCTAACTTTTCTTTATACTCTTGCGTAACTTCCAAGTATATCTTGTTACTAATGACAGCTTTCATTTATAGCCCTAAGTCTTCTTTAACCATAATGTATTGTTTTACGAAGGCACTTCTTACAATATCTTTCACAGTAAAGTCAATCATATCAAAAGCATTCATAGCTTTTAGAATACGCAAGAAGGCAGGAAGACCTGACTTTTCCCTGCTTTTTTCTGTAAAATCCGTTTGCTTGAAGTCTCCACAGAAGATAACTCTACAGCCTTCTCCAATTCGAGTGATAATAGAGTCTAGCTCATGGAATGACATATTCTGGCATTCATCAATGATGATAACAGAATTTTTTAGTGTTACACCTCGTAAAAAGGAAGTAGTCATAAAATGTACTAATCCTTGTTTCTTTAGGAGTTCGTAGGCATCCCCTCGTTGAAATAGCTCTATGCAGATATCCTTGTATGGTTCTTCATAGACCGCAGCTTTTTCTTTCTCTGTTCCAGGCAGAAACCCCATGTCCCTAGTCGATACCGCACTTCGTATCAAAACAGTTTGCTGGTACTTTCCCTTTGTCATATCGTCTAACGCTAGATAAAGGGATATGTACGTTTTTCCTGTCCCTGCTACTCCATGCAGCACTAAGTTTTTCTCACTTTCAAAAGCTATAAGCTGATTTTGGGTAAGAGGCTCGATTTCTTGTAGAACTAAGTTGACCTTCTCTAAGGTTCTGTTCTTTCTAGCAGCCATAACATCCTTTTAAACTTTTCTAGTCGTACTCTTTTTCTTTTCTTCTGAGTATTCGTAGAGCATCCACGGTAATCCGTGTAGATATAATACGCCAGCCCATAACGCTCCATGTGTGGGCGGACGTGGTACAGTAAAAGGCTGTTTTACTCCTTTTACTCTTATGAGTGAAGCAACATCTCTACGCTCCACCTTTGTTATTTCGTGGTAATGGAGTTTACAATTAAGAGTCTTTTTATATATAAAAATCAATCCTTTATTATCTATATAAAAAGGTTCTCCTATCTGCTTTATTATTCCAAGATGATTATCAATGCAGCATCTCATTCTATACAAGTTTTTGTGTGGAGTTTGAAGACGGCGTATTCCTAGAGTTTCTCCTGGCTGATTTCTATCGTCCAGTATCTTGTCCCCTAGAAATATCAGTCCGTCCACCTCTTTCCAATTAAACTTAGCAAGCTTGAAGACTGGGAAGCTGATCTGAGAAATCTTGGAATACGTGATGATCAACCTCTTCTCCGTTATAGTACACAGTAATCATCTGTGCTCCGTGTTCTTCTAAAAAGGTTACATGCTTTAAAACACCCTTCCAATCATTGAAGAACATACATTCATCTTCAACATATAACCCGTCCATTCCGTACCAATGAATATCAACTACCATAGTATTCCTCGAATTTTCCTGCAGAGTAATCATCGTGTACAATCTCAAAGTCACAGCCTACTGGTGCTCCGGGAATTGACACTCCTCTGTCCATTTGTACATAATACCGCAGTTTTTCCATATAATGATCTACTTCATCCTCTGGTACTTCTGCGAGGATTGAGTCGTGTACTAAAGCAAAAATACGTGCTTTCATATTTTTAGCTTTTATGTACTCATTCATATCTATTGCGCCTAGCAAGTTAATATCACTAGCAGCAGACTGCACCAGAAAGTTAAGACCACTCCTAATGCTATGAGATTTGATGCCTTTATCTTCTGAATTAACATTGGGTAACCTTCTCTTACGTCCAAAGAAGCTGTAAATAAAGCCGTTATGCTCTATGAACTTTTGATTATCGTCAATCCACTTTCTTAGTTTGTGGAATGTCTTAAAATATTCATTAATAACTTCTTGAGCTTCTCCCTTGGAAAAATACTTTCCTGAATCTTTTGTTACTTGCTCTGAAATTTTTGCTGGGCCTGCTCCATACATAATACCAAAAGTTACTGCTTTTGCAGCCTGTCTTTTATCTTTGTATAACTCTGCTACATCTTCTACATCGCAGGGCAACTTAAATACTTTCTTTGCAATCGTACTGTGAAAGTTTCCTCCTGACTTAAATACTTCCATCAGGGCTTCATCTCTTGCTAGAATTGCCGCAACATATACTTCTGCAGTTGTTAAATCCATTGCTACAATCTTATGTCCTGGACGAGCCTTAATACAGCCTTTTACCGCAGGATTATCACGAGGCAATTGTTGCATATTTAGTTTTCCACTAGAAGACAAGCGGCCGCTAGTAGTACCGTGAAGATTAAAGCCGGTACGTAGTCTGGAATCTCTGTCGAGCTGAGGTATGATCTTATCCAAGTATGTATTTTTAATCTTGCTTTTCTGTCGAATATCGAGAATAAGAGCTGGAACATCCGATTGGTTTGCAAGGTCTTTAAGTACTTCTGCATCTGTAGAATCTGCT